TCATGCTAAGAGTAGTGGGATGAGCCAGCCGAGGGCTGCGCCTACGGTGGCGGCTACGCCTGCGGCTTTCCAGACGAGTTTTTCTAGGCCGCGTATGCGGGTTTCGTGGTCGTCTAGGGTGTCTTTGTGGCCTTGCATTCCGGCTAGGGTTTGCTTGATTTCTTGTACGCCGTCGAACACTTCGCGGATGGTGATTTCTGGGCTAGTCAATTTCGGGTAGTCCTGCGATTGAGGTGAGTAGGGAGACTACGGCGGCCAGCAGTGCGCCGGAGAATACGAGGGGCCAGGTGACGGCACCGAGGACGGTGGCCGCTCCGATGATGCCGAGTGCGGTTTGTGCTGCGGTTTTCAGGGCACGGGTGCCTGCGGCTTTGAGCCAGGTTCGGTTCATTTCTTTACTCGTTTCATTCGTATCCAGTCGCCTTTGGCGGTGAGTGCCCATTTTCCGAGGTTGAGCACCACGGTCACCCGTGTGCCTTTGCGGAGTTTGCGAGTGCGGTTTTTGGTGCCGCCCTTCGGGCCGTCGTGCAGCCAGGTGGCGCGTTTTACCTTGTACTTGCCGCCACGGAGTTTGTTCGCTGTGGTGGCGGTGTTGCCGGTGATTTCAAAGTGCATCGGGTCACCGTAAGGGGCCGGGAAGTCTTGACCCCAGCGCACACAGGGCAGTTTTTTCAGGACCTTGCGCCGTACCTTCTTGGCCAACGCTGCGGGCATGGGTTTGTAGGTGTTGCGGTGGGTGGCTTGGTAGGGCCACTTGTAGCCATTAATGTCCACGGCGGTGGCGCTGCGGTGGTTGGAGGTACTGAACACTGAACCGCTGGCCGTGTTGGTACTCGCGCTGCGGTAGCCGTTGAAGGTGACCACGGGTTCGACGCGGTGGTGATAGAGCCAGCCGAGGGCGAGGAAGATTAGCGCTACGTCGCCTTTACGGACGGTCGCGGTTTTCCCATTGACAGTAATGGTGGTGGTGGGCGGGTCGGTGCTGTAGCCGTTCATGGTTGTTGTCATGGCGATCACCCTGCGGCGTTGGTGGGGGTCATCTGGATTGCGGTCCACCTGCATTTGGCAGAGCCACCGGCCGCGCTGGACGGGTTATAGAGCACATAGGATGCGGTCGTGGTTGTGATTGTGCCGATCGCCGCGATGATCCGATAGTTACCTACGGTGACGACGACTATCGGTGGCTGCGTGAACCGTCCAGATGGTAGCCCGATTGTGCCCGACGACACGGCACCAGCCGCGATAGACGGCATATCAAATTCACCGGCTGCGAAGGCGTAGGGGACGTGTGCGGCGGTCGAGGGGTTCACATAGGTGTTGAGGTCGTTGGCTGTGAGGACGGCGTTGTTAGCGAATGTTTTTGATGCGGCCATTAGATTGCTCCTAGTTCGTAATCGACCATCCATCGGGTCGGTGTGATTTCGTGGGTGATGCCGGTGATGCGGCGTTGATCGTTGCCGAACGCGATGCGGTCGAGTAGTTCGGCGCGGGTGACGGCGGTGATGTTCGACTGTGCGTTCACGCGGATGCTGGTGGGGGCGTTTAACGGTTCGGTCAGCAGTGTGGGACCGAGTAGGTCAACATCGGCGGGGTCCGCGATGCACACGTCGGCGCTTGCGGTTCCGGCTCCCCAGGTCGCACGGCTGGTCACGTCTTCGTAGGTGGTGGTTTCGTCAAGGGCTTGCCACTCGTTCTGGTCGTTGAGTTCGCGCCTGTGGTTGGTGACTTCAACCTCATTCACCACGTCTGCGGTATCGAAGGCGTGGGTGATGTTCGTGTAAAGGAGGGTGCTGGGGTTCCACACGCCAGTGGGGTCGGCGTACCAACTCACGCCGGTGGGTTTGTTGGCGCGGACGGTCACGACGTTGGCCCGTGAGACGAACCACCCTGCGGTAGGGCTGGACGCGCACATGATGTCGAGCCAGTTGGCGATGGATGTTTCGTGGACGCTGTCAGCGGCGGGGTAGGTGGTGCCGCCTGTGGTCAGTAGGTTGGTGCTGAGGTCTGGGGCCGATCCGAGGATGCGGTCGATGCGTTCGCCCCAGGTGTCCGGGGTGTCGGTTCCGCTTGATGCGCCGTAGCGGGTTTGGTTTGCCAGTTCCGTGTAACAGTTCGTCGCGGCCACGGTGGTGTAGGTGTGGCCGTCTTCAATGTTCTGGGTGTAGCCGCGAATGGTGCCCTGGAAGATCGGACCCCAACCGGAGGTGGTCATCCCTGCGACTTGCACCCAGGAGCCAGGGGACAGTCCGGCGGTGTCGGCGTCGAGCAGGGTGAAGTTCAAGGTGCCTGCGTCGCCCACGTTGCGGGTGATGGTGATGCTTTGAACTGCCGAGCCGATGATGTTTGTCACGGTGGTGGCATTGGCGGGTGAGGCGAGTCGTTCGGTCGATGAGTTGATCAGGGATTGGCCGAGCACGAACCTGCCCGGTTGTGGGGTTTGCACGTCGATTTTGACGCGGCCCAGTAGGGGGTTTTCGGTGATGGTCATGCGAACGCCTTTCCTGAGACACGCTCATGGGCTTTAATCGCCTTGACGATTTCGCGGCCCACGTCAGCGGGTGAGGCTGCGGCAGCGTTGACGGTGATTTGGTAGGTGTTGCCCACAGCGGTGCGGTTGGTGGGTGTGGTGAGCGTTCCTTGGTAGCCGCCGGTGACCGCTGTGGAGACTTTGCGCATGGCCGTGTCGATGGGTTTGACCGCTTCGAGGCCCTTCGCGAGGCCCTGCACGGTGTACTTACCAAGCACGGTGAACACCCGTGAAGGGGACTTAATGCCAAGTTTCTTTTTGACCTGTTTGGTGATGCGGTCCGCGATGGTGTCAGCGGCTTTTTCGAGTTTCTTGTCCTTCTTCGACAGGCCCTTAACGATTCCCTTTTGTGCCTGAATCCCTGCGTCATACATCTGCCCGGCCAGTGCTTTGCCTGCACCGTTGGTGTAGGAGTTGAACGCCGAGTAGTCCGCGATCAGTGCCTGGCGTTCCGTTGCAGAGCCAGAGAGCAACGCACCAGCGATTTCGATACCAGCATCCAGCCCGTAACCGGCAACCATCTGCACAAAGGCAGCAGGGAAACCGGCCTTAATCAGTGCGTCCATTTTGGTTTTGAACGTGCGAGCCTTAGCCTTCATGGAAGCCACCAGACCAGCCACAGCTTTGAACGTGGTGCCGCCCTTGATGATCTGGCCGGACTCGTCCTTGGCTAGGATTGAACTCAGGTCGAGTTCACCTGCCAGACTCGAAGCGATCTGGTCTTGCAACGCCTTCTTTTCGGCGCGGATGTTCGCTAGTTTTTCTTGGGCTTTTTTGAGCCGTTCGGCGTTCTTTTCCTGCTTCGCAATGGCAGCCACCAGGGTTTTGCCCTGTTTCTCAACCCACTTGACCAGACCGGATTTTCCGGCCAGCCCTTTGGTGTCCTTGATCTTGTTGGCAATGTTCGTGATCGCAGTTTTCGCCCGGTCGCGCGAACCATGCAAGCCCTTGACAAGACCTTGAATGATGTTGTTGCCGTAGCCTTCGAACACCTTCGACGGGCTGTGAATACCGAGCGCCTTTTTGAAAGGTGTCTTAATCCAGGAAGGAACCTTGTCGAGGAACCAGTTACCAATGGTCGAGGCGAGCGAGCCGATGCCGTTAAGTAAGCCCTGCACAACGTTCTTACCTGATTCGACTAGCCATTGGCCCGCACCACTGAAGGCGCTTTTCACCTTGCCTGGCAGGTCTTTGAACCACTGGATCGCTTCGCCTATTTTTTCTCCGACGCGGTTGGCGAAGTTGCTCACAGCGGTGATGCCGTCACCGATTTTGGAAGCGAACTTGCCAATCCAGCCAATAATTTTGCCGACCCAATTAATGGCCGTGCCAATGCCGTCGATGAGTTTGCCAGCAAGGAACCCAGCAAACCGGATGATCGGGGGCAGGACCGTGCCAAGGATCGCGGCTGCGAACTTCACGACGGCGGCAATGACCTTAGCCACCACGGTGATGACTTTTTGGATCGTGGGCAGCCATTGGGAGAACTTCGCCCAGATTTTTTGTAGCACCGGAATCAGCGCGTTAAACACCGGCATTAACCGGCTTGCGACCGTTTGAACCAACCGGGCCACAATCGGCACCAACGTGCCGACGATCCATGCGCCAAGGGACTGAAGCACTGGCAGCACTTGGGTCACGATGAACTGACCGAATTGCTGTAACGCTGGCACCACACGGGTGATGAAGAGTTCTGCGAGTTGCTGGACCACCGGCACTACGTTGGTTTGGAGCCAACCACCGAATTGCTGCAATGCAGGCACACCCACAGTGGTGATCCAATTCCCGAATTGCTGAAGTGCGGGAAGTGCTTTCGTGGTGAACCAACCAGACAGGGCAGCACCGGCTTTTTCAGCGAACGGGCCTACCTTGTCAAGCAGCCCGGTCAAACCCTGTAGGCCGGTTTTGAACAACGGGAACACACCAGTGAGGAACTTTTGCCCAGCACGCGAGAGTGCGGCTTGCATGTTCTTGAAACTGCCACGGGTGGTGTTCCCGGATTCCTGGGCAGCACCACCAATGTTCTTAGCCATGATCTTGCGGAAGGTCTCAGAATCGACCTTGCCGGAACTGACCATTTTCGACATTTCAGCCGTGGACACTTTGTAGTGCTCCGACAGCCAGGACAGCACCGGCAGACCACGGTCCTGCAACTGGTTCAGGTTGTCGGTCATCATCCGACCGTTTGCTTGAACCTTGTTGAAGACAGCACCCATCTCTGACATGTCCGTACCAGCGATGGTGGCAGCGTCACCAACAAGGGTCAGGTACTTGGTGAGGTCTTGGCCGTTCTTGACACCTGCGGCCATTGCGGTCGCGGCGGTGGTGGCGGCCTCATCCATCCCGAACGCAGTGCCTTGCACAGCCTTCAGGGCTGAATCCATCACCTTTTGAACAGCCTTGGTCGAATAGCCCAAGCCCTTCAGTTTGGCTTCAGCGTCTTCGATCTTCAGGGCACGTTCGAAACCGCCTTTGAGGGCCAGCAGGGTTGTGGCTGCGGCCATGCCTGCAATGACCTTGGTGCCGGTCTTGGCCATGTTGCCAAGACGTTTGAAACCGTTGCCGAGGCGTTGCAAGCCGCTTTGGGAGTTGCCCAAACCGGCCATTGAGCGCTTGAAGTTTTTAGTGTCTGCGAGGACGGACACCTTCACCGTTTGACCGGCCACGGGCACCTACTTTCGATAAAACAACGGCCCCCAGATGGGCGAGGCATCCAGGGGCCGCAGGTCACTTGTTGGCCTTAGTCCAGGCCTCGATAATCGCGTTACGCTCGCCAAGGGTCATGGCCCAGTAGTCCGCAGGTTTCCAATGGAGATGCACACAGAACTGGGCCATTTCTTCTAGTCGTTCCCGGTAAAATCCGGCGCTTCACCCTCCGGCTCCGGCTCCGGTTCATCGTTGAAACCGAGTGTTTCCAGGGCCGTGGCCATATCGAGTTCGCAGGCTTCGTTCCAGGTGTAGGTGGGGTTCTCGCGCTTTTGCTTCACGAAAACCAGAGCAGCCAGCAACAGGCCCTTGGGGGCACCGTCAGAGCCAATGGAGTCAATCGAAACGTTGGCCAGGGACTCAACCTTGCCGATTTCACCGAGGGTGAGTTTGCTTACGTCGAACATGTTTTCTCGCCTTTCGAGGGGGTTTACTTCAGGTCGTTTTTCACCAGCAACGCGGCGATTCCGTCGTCGAGTTGCTGAAGGATGGTGGCCCGTTTCGCGGCTATCGCATCCGCGAGGTAGGGCACCTTGGGCTGGTCAATTCCGTAGTGGACATATGGGGCGTACAGGGCACGCCTACCGCCCGCGTAAACCACGGACTTTGTTTTGCCGCGACCGGCCCTAATGGAGTCACGCAGCCGCCCGGTTTTGACAGGCACACGGCCTTTCGCGTCAGCAACCACGGTCATACCGATGCGGTGCATTAAACCCTTGAGGTCTTCCGCATCGGCACCTGCGGCTTCGAGGGCACGCAGGGTTTTACGCAGGCCGGTGACACGCAGGCGCACGTCACCGGCCGCAACGTCGAAATCAGTTGCCACGGTCGATAGTGGGTTCGCCGACGATTTCCCACTCGGTTTCGAACGTGAACGTGGAGTCCGTACCGGCTTCGCCACCAATAGTGGGCTTGGGGCCAACCGTCACAGTTCCAACAAAATGCGGCTGGTCGGTTGATGCCGTGGCGTTCGCGTGCGGGGCGTAAGTGAACGCAACGTCAGTGCCCGAGTTGTCCCAAATATAAGACCACAACGAGTCTTCATCGGTGGACTGGATGCCGGTGATTTTCAGCAGGTATTTACGCCCGCCACCTGCGGCAGCGTCAGCGAAGGTGACCACATCACTGTCCGCTTCCTCGTTCTCGATGGTGCATGCGGTGGTGTCGGCAAAAAACTCGTTTGTGCCGATTTTCAGGGAAAGTTGCTTACCCTTAATGCGTGTTGATCCAGCCATGTTTATTTGATCCTTATTACGTCGGAAATTTCGAGGTCAACGGCCAGGTACTGCCCGTTGTTTGCTTGGTAGGTGTAAACGTCGCCAGCACGTTCCAGGTCAGCGGTATCCCACAGGGCGGTGACGGCGGTTTCGATCAGTTCGTCGAGTGCCTTGGTCGCCATGTCGTTCGTGGCGTTCCCAGCCACCAGGGCTACGGTGTAACGCACTTTGTGTGTGCCGAAAACGTCACCGGCTTCGAGGTATGGCGAACCTGGAACCAACACAGCCACGGGTGGGTTGAGCCGTTCGGGCAGGTGGTCGAATGCTTGGATTCCAGCGGCTTCAAGTGCCTGCACGATGCCAGTGCGAATATCGTTGAGAACACTCATGCGAGACCCACCACCCACGGGGCTAACAGTGGGTAAGCGGCGACCATCGGGTCACGAGCCACCCGCACCACGGAGCCGTCAGGGGCTCCGAACTGGCTGATGCCCTGCGGTGCGTTGCGGCGGTGGAACAGTTCGCTAGCGACTTCCAGCACGGCGCGGTCACGCACTGTTTCAGGCGGTTCAGCCGCACCAAGATGAGTGGTAACCAGGGCGACCGCCACGGGCAGCACCGACTCAGCGACCGCGAGGTCCGAAGACCCCGCGCCCGCGTATGTCAGCACGTCAGCAGCAGAAACAGCCAAAGTTAGGCCGCCTCAACCACAGGGATGATTGCTGCCGGAATCTCTGCCGCAAGTGCGCTGTAGTAGTAGGTGCTGAAGTCCTTGGACAGGTTGATGATGTTCTCGTCCTGCAACTGGACTGCGCCCGAGTTGTAGGAACGCAACGCCAGGGAGTTCACGAACGTAGCGCCGCTGGCAGCCTGCTTGAGGTTCGGCACCACTGGGATGTTCGCGATGTCGCCCTTAAGGCCCTTGACATCGAGCGAGCCAACCGTGTTAGCACCCGTTCCTGAGACGGTGAACAGTGGGCGACCGTCAGCACCTTCGAACCGGTTGAACGCCTTGAAAATGTCCTTGGAAACGACAAGTGCGTCGAGGGTCAAACCCAGGTCGTCGTACTTCTCAGCGGCATCGACAACAGCGTCAAGCCAGTCCATGTAGTCCGGGGTCTCGGGGATTTCAACCACGTTGTCAGCGGTGACCTGAGCGGCACGTTGAGCAGCGAAAAATGCACGGAAAGCAGCATTCAAAGCCTTGCCAGATGCAATGGCCTGACCACGCAGGGCGGTGTCAAGGATCGCAACCGAAGACCGCTCAATTTCCTGGCGGGTCAGGGAGGTGTAACCACCGAAGGTTTCAACCGGAGCGGTTGCCGTGGTGACCGAGACCTTACCAAATGCCAGATCATCGCCTTCGTCGTCTTGCTTTGAGACCTCTGAGGTGTCGGTGTCGAGAACGCCGTACTCGATGAAGTTGCCTTCACTAGGCAGCGTTCCGGTTGCGAATAGTCCACGGATGCCAGCGCCTGCTTCAACCAGGCGGGTAAGGTCGCCCACCCAACCGTTCTTGACAACGGTGTCGGCAGTCGTTCCGCCGGAATAGGCGCGGATCGTGTCAGCGTCGCCAGCAGCGATAGCCTTTAAAACCTCACCACCACTACGGGTGTCGATGGTCGGCTCATCGTTACGTTCGTTGCCAAGGGTGGCTAGTTGCCGTTCAAGGTCTTCGACCGTCTCGCGGATTTCAGTAATTTCAGGGTTCTTGTCAGTCATGGTGTTTTCCTTTTCAGGTGCGGTTTCTTCTTTATGACGCACCTGGGAGACGGCAGCGTCGTTGTATGCGGGGAAGGGAACGAGGGAGACCTCACGCACGCGAATTGCAGTGCGGGTAATGGCTCCGGTTTCGGAATCTTCAAGGTGTTCGCGAGACTCGAAACCAACCGAAAACTTGTCGATCACTCCGTCACGTAGCAGGGTGTAAGCCTCATTGCCGCGTTCGGTTTCGGAGATTTTCGCGGTGATATGCCAGCCGTCGTCGCGGTCCTCGTGGGCGGTGATTTTTCCGATGGGTTCGTCGTGTCGCCAGAACAAAAGAGCGTCATCGGAGTCCTGTACAGCGCCGCGTGCAATGGTTTCGTCGTAACCCCAGCGCCCACCAATGCGGGTGACGGTGTCGTATGGCACTGCGATGCCGGAAACTTCGCGCTGATCGGTGTTGACTTCGCGGATTTCGAATTCGCGGGTTTCGAGTTGAGTGGTCATAGATTAGGCAGTCCTTCGATTTCGCGGACTTCTTCAACGGTCATAAATCCGGCTTCGATAGCAGTTTTGTGTGCGGAATATCTAGTAGCGGTGTCAGGCCGCAAGAATGCGTCAATGTTGAACCGTGCTACCTGCCCGCGTGGGAGAACAGATGTAAAGGCTTCTTCGATTTCACGAAGCGGCTTCGCAAGCGTCCAGCGGATGAACGCGGTGTCCGCCTGCTGGATGTTCGAATATGTGAGGTTTGAGCCGTCCACCGCCGCCAACAACAGGTGTGCGGGAACGCCGAACAGCCGAGCGATCTGGGTGACGCTGAACTTCTGCGCTTCCAACCATTGGGCATCTTCAGGTGACAGCAGCAGCGGTTTGAAGTCGAGGCCGGAACCGAGAACCTTGACACCTTCGCGGTCTTCGTACCAGCGTTGCTTGTACGCTTCGGCCTGTTCGCCATTAAGGTGTTGGTCGGAACTTAGTAAGCCCGGTGGTACGTCGCCGCGCTGGAACCAGCCGCTTGCGTAGTCTTGCAAATCCAATGCACCGTTGAGTTCGGCACGTGCGGCCTGAATAGGCCCCAATCCCTTGATATGACCAGGAACACGAAGCAACTTCAGGTGGTGGAACTCACCAGGCTTCAACACCTTGTCGCGGTAACGCAAAGTGCCGTCGGCTTCGACAGGCTCACACAGCAGGGGGTCCAAAACGGTGATAGTCCGCACAACGTTGCGGTCATCCTTGTGGAGCCACCAGTAGGCATTACCAAGTGCCGCGAGCGAAGTTGTAGTTTCTTCCAAGAACGCCGAAAGCGATTGCATTAAATCGGGTTGGCGAACAACCGCTGGGGTGTCGATTCGCTCACCACCGCGCCAGACATCGAGCGTCAACTGCGACGTTGCGGTGGCCCAGATTGAGACGGCACGGTAAACAGCAGACAAGCCCATCGCCCGGTCGGCAGTGAGCACCGAAACGCCCGAACGGGGCGGCGGTGTCACACCTGTTGGTGGCGTTGTTTCGGCACGCCTAAACCAGTTTGCAATTCCCATATACTTATATATCGGAACTGGCTTGATTCCAACGTTTTAGAACAATTGAATGGTTTGCTCCGGTAACGTTTCCGCGAAATACACACCCAAGGCAGTTGAAATTACCGCGTCAATTTCCGATGCACTATCGGCCCGCGAGATTCTGAATTGCTCGCCAACGTTCTTCCGGCGCGTCATCGGCAACTGTCTCGTCAGCAGCGGGTCACCCGCGTGCTTCAGTTTTTTCGACGCTACGAGGGCGTAGAGCCTTGCCGACGCGCCGGTCATTTCGGCCAGGCTTGATACGACCACAGGCAAGCCCCGGAGTTTGAGTTCGTTCGCCAGCGCTTTGAGGCTGTACCCATCGACCACGAACGCACGCGGCCCGAACTTGGCTAGTCGTTCACATTCGCGTACGAGGTCCGATAGGGACGGCTTCACGAGGCTGGCAACTACTTCAGTCACAACCGAGCCGTCGTCAGCCTTCGAGGATGCTGTAACCGTCGCGGCAGACCAGTCAGGGGAGCGGTCCACAGCGAATACCACGGGTGTGGTGTGCTCCACGGTGCCCGCCAACGGTGCCCATTTGTCGAGCGGCAAGAAAGCGTCCACGGTTCCGGCGATGAACCTATTGAGCCGGTACCTGATTACGTCGCGATCTGGCATTGTCCGGCAGTCGGCAATGGCGGTTTCGAGGTCACGCCGTCCGCACGCTAAGGCAGGGTTCGCCGCTAGGAGGTATTCGCCAAGGGTTGCGTCATCTTCGGGCACCCGCGCTTCTGGGGCTTCCCATATAAAAGTGCCGAATGAGTCCGCTTCAACGTCGTACAAGCGCTTCAGGAGTTCAGAAGAATCGTCGCCAGCGGTCGTAATTCCACAGACCATACAGTTCGGCCTATCGCCCGTCCCGTTTAGGAGGTCAGCCCAGAGTGGGGCCTTAACAAGGTGAACTTCGTCAACCACCGCTAGGTCAATCGGGAGGCCCTGAAGGGCCGCAGACTTGGACGCTTTCAAGGTCCACTTGCCGCCCGTGACCGTCCCGATTCCACGGGTGTCGGTGAGCCGATCAAACCGCTTCTTCAGTGCTGGATTCCGGCCAATGACGGCCATTGCACGGTCGTAAACCAATCGGGCTTGGTCTGCACTGGAAGCAATGCCTACTACGAGTGGTGCGGCCTTCCAAAGCATGAACAGCAACCCGAGCGCTGCGGCGATTTCTGTTTTGCCGTTCTGCCGTCCTAGCGACACCAGGACTTGCCGGAACCGGAGCCGACCGTCCGGCTTGAGTTCAGTAATTGCCCGGAGTAGTTCGACCTGCCAGTCTTCGAGGGTGTAACCGAATGCTTGCGGCCAAGCGATGTCGAACGCATTGGCGTACTTGTCGAACAGCGAAACAACCCCACCGCCGGAGGAGGGTAGCGGTGGGGTGTAACGTGTCGGCGGCCACGCGGGGATGGTCACGCGGGGAGTGCTGCCTCAAGGGGATCGACAGCGGTGTCAGCCACAGGGGCAGCCTTGGCAAGATTGCGATAGGTCAACCCAAACTGTGCAACTAACGCGGGCGTGGGGATTGCCTCAGCGTCGAGGGCCACAGCGAGGGCTTCCAAGGTGGCAACGGCGGGTGCTTCGTTGTCACCCAACCACGGATTAGCAGATTTAAACGCTAATACTGCTTCACTAAACTTCACGACTCGCCTTTTCCGAATATTTCAGCCCCGCCCGTGAAAATCCAGGATGGGGGCGGGCAACGGGGGATGGGCACCTTAAAAATACCCCTACACTTATATCGTATTTGGCGGAATTGCAACGTTTATTGCCAACGCGGTGACCGCCAGGTCAGCCGCACGTCAACCTTGTCAGATTTGCGGCCATTGCAACGCCTGCACAGCGTGACCAGTTCGGAGTCAAGACGCGGCCCTGGTTCCACGGCGTGGGGCACAATATGGTCCACCGTGAGGTCAGCGTCCGAGCCGCAGGCAGTGCACACGTGCCCGTCGCGAGCCTTGACACGTTCGGCTTGGGCTTTCCATTCGGCTGTAGCAAGGTCCGGTCGGTAGCCCACGGCTAAGCCACCCGCTCGTAGTCGTCTTTAGTGCCCTGGTCAAGCATTGCGTCAAGCGACGTAGCCCGTTTAATAGCAGCCGAGACCGAGCCTTCTTTGCCCAACTGTCGCCGTACTTCGTCGATAGCCGCCCACCGCATGCGCTGGCCGCTGTAGCCCGACCAGGTTCCGCGACCATCAAACGACTCGGACGCCTGAAATAACGCGAGGCAAGCCGCGCTGTAAGCCTCAACGAACAGGTGGGAACAGCCGCGGGTTGCGTTGTGTGCCACGCCAGCCGCGCGGTCCAAATCCGCTTTTTCGATTTCAACGGTCATCGCCGTGCACCTGCCGCTCAACCTCATTCAGGCGCACCGAAGTGCGCACCGCCCACAGCACTGCCGCTGTTAGTAAAACCCACGCAATCACGCGACCACCGCCTCACGCCCCAGGATTGATTCAAGGACAACGCGCCCCCGCTGGGCTGCGGTCAGCCCGTCCACCGTGAGTGTTGCGCCGAGTTCGCGCAGGAGTTCGGAGTACTGTTCGTCAGTCAGTTCCAATGTTTTCATTTCTGTACCTTTCATTGGTATTACCATTTGGTACTTCTAGTATATCATACTTTTGACAATTGTGTTGAAGTAATAACCTGCGGCTGCTTGTCAGACGCTATATACATCTCTTATGTAGTGACAAACGTGGCTGACAAGCATGTTTTCGTTGGGATTCCAACGCTGGGAGCCTGCCACGGCGTTTTGTCGGCCTGGCGCACAACGTTCTGGTGGCTGGCAAATGCTTTCCTGACACGCACGACCCCTATAACCCTATTATAGGAATATACACCGGCTCTGACCTGCGGGAACGCCGCAACGTTCCTGACAACAGAGAGTTGGGATGTGTGGTATCATTGTATTAGGCAATTTTTTCCCTATTGAATGGAGTTCATACATGCTTGACACAATTTTTGGCGACCAGACCGGTTATGTTTGCTTTACCACTTCCCACGAAATGGGTTCGGGAAAGCCCGATGAAGACCGATTCTTCGAATGGCCCAAATCTCGGGAGGCCATTAATACGTGGCTAGGAATGCGCCACGATGAAGATGTGTGGTTCTCGCCGCTCGTATACACAGAGGAACGCCGCACTGCTGACAACGTGAAGTCCTGCCAGGTGGTGTACGCCGACGCAGACGCAGTGCAACCCTCAGAGTTCCACGTAACGCCCACAATTACGGTTGAATCCAGCCCTGGGCGCTGGCACGCGTACTGGCTGTTGAGCACAACCGATGCGGCCACCGCCCAAGACTTGAGCAAGCGCGTGCAACAGGCGCACGACATGGAGGCTAGTAGTAGCGGACGGGCCAAGTTACTACGGTGGCCGGGAAGCACGAACCTCAAGCGGGAAACACCCGCAAAGGTTGAACTACGCGCGCACGAAACTGACCTTGTTTATACGCCGTGGGAGTTCGCTAAGGCGTACCCGTCCAGCGGGGACCGTTACGCGCTTGCTGCAATTGAGGGTGAACTTGCGAAACTTGATGACCCTACCGAATGGAACAACGCAACTTTCGGGGTCGCTGCACGCCTGGCTGAACTGGTGAAGGCCGAATGGAACTATTACAGCGAGACTGACGCACTCGAAGACCTAGAAGCACGTGCGCCGCGAGACAGTGGGTTCGGCTTCGAGGTCGTTGAAGAACAGTTCACCCGGAAACTTGCAGAAGTCCAACCGGCTACAGCGCCCGAAAGCGTTGAAACGGACACCGTGCAGCCCGATGACGACGAACTGCAAAAACTCGCAACAACCTACTACCGTCAGAAGAAAGCAGCGACCCTAGCGGATGAAATGCTCGCGGCTGAAACACCCGATGCGTTCGCAGAAGTCACGTGGGCTGAACTGTTTAGCACCGCTCGGTTCCCTTGGCTGGTGGACGGCCTTGTGCCCGCAGACGGCACCACGGTTGTGCTTGCACCGAAGAACACCGGTAAGACGTTTCTAGTGCTGGACATGGTGCTGTCAGCCCTTTCGGGGCGGCAATGGGCGGACCGCTGCACCAATATGGACAGGGTGCTGTTCGTCCTTGGCGAGGGTGTCGCGGGCTTCGGTCAACGCATCCAAACCTGGGCCACTGCCAATGCGGTAGGGCTGGATTCCCTTCGCGGGAAGTTCGAAGTGGTGAAAGGTGTAAACCTTTCGAACCCCCGAAGTCGCGACAAGTTGGCCGCAAAAATTGCTGCATTCAAACCCGACTTGATTGTCGTCGATACTTGGGCGCGCGTGTCGGGCGTGCAGGACGAAAACGACTCAGCAATGGCTAACCGGGTGCTGTCCGAAACCGCGAACATTGCGGGCGGTGCTGGGGTGCTTTACGTCGCGCATCCTAATAAAGCCAGCCAACAGGGCAAAGCACTCGACATGCGTGGAGCCGGAGCGGTCCTGGATTCCGCCGATTCGGTAATCGCGCTCCGGGCGAACGAAGGTCTAATTCGTGTCAGCACTGACCCCCAATTCGGCGGCAAAACGCGCGACGCTGCACCTGTCACACTTGAGGGGTTCGCCGTCGCACCGTTAGGTGGGTCCGCGTACATGACGTACAACGCAACCGGTGCACACACAGATCGTGACCGCGAGATTCTGAACTACCTACAGCCCGGCCAAACCGTCACTGTTAAGGACTTTGCTACTCTGACCGGCTTTTCGGAACGAACGGCAGCCCGGCACTTGCAGGACTCACCATTGGTCGAATGCGTTGAGCCTGCCAAAGGCCGACAGCCTGCACGGTTCGCCCTAGTGGCCCACGGTGGGCATGCCTTAGCGGCGTAA